ATAAACTGGCCCGCTCCAAATGCACTAGATCGCGGATTCTTCGCTGTCGCCCGCCCGCCGCTCTCGACACCGACGATCCGATCAACAAGCCTATTGAACCGTTCCAGCGCCATCACGAAACCTCCAAAGCGCCTGACACGAGCCCAACTGCCCCACCAGAGTTCTCACCGTCAATACTATGATCTTGCGGCGAAGCATTGTAGATTTTATATCCCACCCGCCCATCTCCGTCGCTAGCCGCAACCTCCGCATCGAATGCTGGACTCTCGACATTGAACGATGCCGAACCCGACCGCGCACCAATTCCACCAAATACGATCAAAGCGGGCGAAAATCCCGATGCGTTGACCGCTTGTTGACTAGGATTACTGACACGTACCTGACCGTTCCATGTCCCCGGCGCTACGACATTCGAAATCGTCTTGCTCGGCGCAAACACGACCATGACCTTGTCCTCTGCATTATCATTCATCCCCGTTACAGACGAACCAGGTTGCCCGCTAGTCAACACCCTATACGACACCCGAACCCGCCCACTAACGCCCGAATCATCCTGCGACGCAGTCCTGACACCATTCCACCCCGAAGGAATAACATCGGTTGGAGTACCCGACGCGTCATGCCACGCCCAATCGAACAAGACTGCCAAGTCACCAACCTGCGCACTCGCCGGTATCGTAATATTCGCAGCATTCGCAACCGCACTCGCGCGAAACGCCAACGTCAGGCTTGGCGTACCCGCTCCCGCACCACTCGACATCCTGACCCGATCCGCAAGCATCAGCTGAAGTTCACCCCACCCTTAAACCCATAGACAATCGTCCCGCCATCCACCGTCATGAACGACACGACATCGCGCCCGGCCGCCGTTAGCGTCGGTGCCCCATCCTCATCCCAATCAACGCTCGCTGGCCAGTTGACCGTCGCAGACCCGCCATTCGTAATGATAAGCGTCATGCTTCCCGCCTTCCCACTCGCAGGCGGATTCGTGAATGCGAACGTCGTCACACCTCCGATCGTAACCGTCTTGACATTCCCAGCTTCGAAGTCAAGATTAACAGACCCAGAGACGGATCCGAGAGCCTCGACCGTTTCAGCATAATCTTTGAGTTCCGCCCGCGACAGCACTCCATCCGCTATCGCAAACTCAAACGTGCCGCTCCCGCCAAGCGTCACCTTCCCCGCCGCATGCGTTATCGTAATGTTCCCGGAGTTAAAGTTAATGACTGCCCCACTTGCAAGGAACAGATCACTCCACTTCAAGCTCGTTGTGCCCAGCGCCTCGCCATCGTCGCTGCTCGGATTGGCACTTCCGACAACAGCCGCACCGCTCGCACGTTGGTAGAATAAGCAGAACCAATTCCCACTTCCTAGCGAAATAAACAGCGCTCGATCATTCGCGGCCGTCGTGATGTTGGCAGCGCTTGGCAATATCAATGCCGTGCCACTATGCGTCAGCGTCAAGGCACCCGCAAACCTAACCATCCGCCAAACGCCTGCCGCGACTGTGCCGAGCCCCGTAATCGTCGTCGTGCCAGTCACCCGCACGAAGTTAGTCGTCGCAGCCCCGATATCCGTCGTCGTTGCACTTGCAACATCCGCTTGCGCTTGGTCGAGATAGATTGCATGGTCAGCGTTCGGGAACGTTGCCTTGAGCACCGACTTAATAAGCCGCAGATGATCGTCACCTTGCTTCTTCTGATCGGTCGCCCCAACCGGATTAGTTGCGACCAGATCATCAACATACGTTGCAGATTCGAGGCCCACTACCTATTCCCTCCCATCAACAACGTCCGCCCACCAATTTCACGCTCGACTATCTCACCCATAAGCGCCTGTTCCGCGCGAATAAGCGTAGCAGTAAACTTCTGCACAGCCTCATTATCGTGCAGATCCGCCGCCATCAACAACCCAGCATCGGCAATGATGATGTCCGGCGCGTGTTCGAGCCAATCGTTCTCGATGTCTGACGTTAGCACGTCCGCCTTCGCATAGTAACTCCACTTCAACGTCCATGCCGCCGTCGGCGTCGGGAACACATAGATCGTCGACTTTCGCAGCGCATAGGCAAATGGCGTCGTTTGATCGCTGTCCTTCCAGACTTCCGTCAGCTGATTAAAGCTGCCCTTTTCAAGCTCTCGGACATAGTCCCCATCGCTATCGACATAGCGTGGAACCTCATCTTCGCTCTCGCGAAGGAAGTCGCTCGGCAGACTAACCGACGCGACGTCAGCAGTCCCCGACAGCGTCTGATCTTCGCTTAACAGAAACCACGGCAGCGTCCGGCCCTTCTCCCTATTCCGCTGCGCCTCCTGCATCCGGGCAATGATCGACGACGCGTTGCCCGTGCGAAAGCTGAGCTTCTCTTGGATAATTGCAACTGCTTCGTCTCGCGTCATTGGCCGACCTCGTTAAAGTGGGCGTTGATGAACCTCATCTTCGCCCACTCCTATCACCTCACGCCGCCATCATCTCCAAGTCGATGCGGTTGAGCACCGCGCGGAACCTTCGAAAAGCCTCAAGACTAAGCATAAGCGCTGGCCTCTTTTCATAAAGGCACGTGACCCCCGACCTGTTCCAAATCGCCTTAATCGCCTTCTTCTTATCCGGCCCCGTCCCAAACTTCAGCAAATATGTCCTGACCCCACCATCGTCCTCGACCTCCTCCGTAAAGGCCGTGACTCCACTGCTTCCCCATCCCGAACAATTATCGAGCACAGCCCTCAGCCACGCATCAATCGCGACGTTTAATCCTCGCTGCTCATCGCGATTAACCGTGACATCATCATCCCGCTTTGACAGCGTGAACGCGCTAGCACTCCCGTCGAACGCATAGACGGTCTGCACAACACCACCGACGAGCAGATCAATCGTCGCCGTGTTCAGCCCCGCACTGACGATCATTGTGCTAAGCGGCATCTAGCACTCCCAACACAAACCGACGATAGAGAGGCAAGAAATCAACCGTCAGCTTTGCCTCCCGATCCATCTTCTTCAGCCCCTCAACAACGAGATCAATCTCAACTTGCGACAACTCAACCTCGAACGGCGCCTGTTCGGCCTCCTTCGACCGACTCCAGGCAATCCTCTCGATATCGAACCCGACTGCATCAATCTCTTGTCCCGTCAGCGACAAGCGATTCTGCAATCCCTGCACAAGTCCCATCGTGACAAAATTGCCCTCCTGAGGCAAGACTCCCAAGAGGGCAATCCGTTCATGGATGCTCAAGCGCATCGTTCCAGTCCTCCCACACTACGCCTAATCAGCCAGATTTCCAGCTTCATAGAGCGCAATGTACCGGGCCGTGGACCCAAACAGCACCTTGATATACCCCTTCACAGTCCCGCCTGGATTATCTAGCTCCGTTCCCGGATCAGCGTTCCAGCTCCCCGCCTGCGTCCCCTGAAACTTGAAGAGCGCATCCCAAGTCCCATTCGCCTTCTCCGCCGTCATAATCTTGAACGGCACGACATGACCCGTCGGATTGACCGTGAAGTTCGACCTCACCTTCATCCCGATTACATCGCCAGCAATAGTGAACGGCGTTCCACTAGGCGACTCCTGATCGTCCTCGCAAGCAAGAACGTCAAGCGCCAAGACATCTCCCGTGATCGCAGCGGCCGCCGACCCCTTGAGCGTCGGATACACCTGCAAACCAGCCAGTTCCGCCGCCCCAATCCCACTCTGGAGCCTCGGCGAAACCTCACCACCTCTCACCGTGCCCGTGGTAGTGACAGTCTGACTCGGCTTCGACTGGAAGCCTATGCTGTCTCCACTCGCTTGCGTATAGCTCCGCGAGTTGATCCGGACCTGCTTATCATCACTGACCGTCTCGATGAGCAGATTCTGCGCCGTCGCAGCCTGAAGCTGCTCGATCGTCTGCGACTCGTACCACGTCGTCCCATTGCACCAAAACATATTGACGCCACCGCGTCCGACCGTTCCGATCGTCGTGGTGTTCGAATCTTCCTTGACCGTCAGCGTCTCATCCGCATCGCCCGTGCCAACGATCACGTACCACAACCCATCGGTCTCGGCTGGAAGCAGCACAGTCCGATCCGCACCGCCCGGATCAAGGAACAAGATGTGCGGCATATCCGCATCCATCGTGAACGTGCCGCCAAGCGTCTGCTTGATCGTCCGGTAGCGATTGTAACCGCGAATGATGTTCCGCGACAACAGCGCATCAACAATATTGCTTCTCATCTTACTCTCCGTTGTTCAGTCGTTCGAAGCGGCCCCGAAGGGCCGCCTCTCAGATCTCCTGCTAAGTCGCACTGATGTTTCCGAGATAGGCGCAGGACAGCCCACCTCCATCGACCATGACCGAACAGTCAGTTTGAATGTACCCACGCCGGACATCCTCGTCCTTCGCCTGCACATCATCATACGCTCGCCCGTCTGGCCTTCCCTTCATCGTGACATACTTGATGCTGGCGAAGTCGAGGATGAACATCGACTTCTGATACAGCGTATGCTGCGACATAAGCGGATGCGTCTTCATCAGCAGCCGTCCCTGCGGCAGCACAAACTCCTGAAAGTTCATGCCCCACATCTTAAACGGCGGCTGGACGTTGATGCTTACGCCAGTCTCGGCCGCAAACACCTTAGCGAGCTCAATCATCGCCGTGTTCCCAGCAAACCCGATCCGCGTATCCCCACCACCAATGTCGAAGTCGAACACTGGCGCGACCGCATCGGCGAACGTCGCAAAATCGACCGCCGAGGAGAACACTGTAACATTCGCCGCCGGTAGCTGCTGCCGGATACCCGACATATACCGCAGCGGCTTTCCATTGCTCCCCGTCGTCTCGTTCGCCCGGCCGAACATCATCGACAGCTCGATCCCACGCGCATGATCGAACATCTTCCGCTTCTTATCATTCGACCAAGCCGAGCCAGTCCGAGCGCGTGTCACATCCGCCGTTCCCGTCAACTCATACGCATCTTTGAAGATTTGTATATAGTTCGTGAACTTGATCGGATTGCGACTAACGGCATCCGGCGCCGCCGTGCCCTCTGCATACGAGCTTCCAATCAGCAGCAGATACTGATCGTTCGAGATGACCGCGGCGCTCGTTCCGCCGACGCCCCTTTCGACCGTAAACTGCGTATCGGACAACACCTCCGTAACACGCAGCAACTCATGATCGAACGTGACATTGTCACTCGTCGGCTCGACGAGTAGCAGATCGCCCTCTTTCAGATGCGTGGCCGTCCCATACAGCGCATCCATCGTCGACGACGTAGGATCAGCACTATCGACCGTAACCGTTGTGTCGCCGCTCGCCAGTGCACCATTGACTTGCAAGCGGACGAGATTCTGCCCTTCCGCCCACCAATGATACTGCGGATCGTCGACGCTCTTCTTCTTCCCCGCCTTGCTCGTCAGCGCAAAGATCGGGGCATTTCCATTTGGGGAATAAAACAGTATGCTTTCGCGGTAATTCTGCGGGCGTTCATCCGTTCCCCAATTGCCCGTACCGCGAAGTCCAGCAACTCCGCTCATCTCTCAACTTCCCTACCACCTCGCGGCGGCCTCTACGTGTCGAAGTCCATGCCCATACCGGCAAACGGATTCTCCTCGACAACTTGTTGACGTGTCTGCGGCACACCACTCGGAGCAGGACGAAACGGCGCCTGCCTCGACCCATTCGGGGCCGCAGGCGCAGCGAGACCAGCATAAGCGCGTACAGCTTTCGCCGTCCGCTCCCAAAGCTGCTCTTGCGTTAGCGTCTGCCCCGCAGCACCTGCCGCGCGCTTGATGCTCTCCGCGAACATCACAATATCCGCATCCCGACCCTTGAGATCCGGATTTTGCGTGAAGAAGTCAGTCGTCGTCTTCGTGTCCCGCTCGCGACTCGTCGTGAACTGCTCGAACATTCGAGGCAGGACTTTCTCGATCAACTGCTTCTGATTCTGGAGAGCTTGCACCGTTGCCATGTAGTAGACCCGAGCGGCGAATTTACTCAACACCGGACCCGGATCGACTGCAATGGCATCGACCTCCTCTTGACTCAGCTGAAAGTGCTGCTGCGCGAGGCTAGAGACAATCGCATCGCGGTGCTTAGCAAGTTCCGCTAAGATGTCAACGGGCTGTCCAGCGTCCGGTTGCTGCGCCGGCTGAGGAGTTGCTGGTTGCCCTTCGGGGGAAGTTGGCTGCGTCGTCGCTGGCTGCACCTGCGCATCGGGGGTCGCCGGAGGCTGTTCACCTCCTGGTGCCGTCTGCGCAGCCGAAGCTGGCTGCGTCGCTACATTTTCCACCTGGCCGACTTCGTCGGCCACCACGCCCGACAGATCGACATCGACCTCGTCGGGAATCTCAAACTCACCAACAGGCTCAGCGGGCGCAAGCTCGCTAGGCTCTGCTGCCGGTTGACTTTGCACGTTCGTCGGTTGCATCTATTCCTCCGAGTCCTCGCCACCGGACGCGAGAAGCTCTTTCGACTCCCGCAAGATGGTAGCAGGCATGTTAATTGACAACTGCAAACCCACAAGTGCGCCTTTCGCAAACTCTCCCGGAAGCACCGCGTTCAAGTCCCGGCACGGCATGACCGCTTGCGTTCCATACGTATCCATCTGGACCTGCAACACTTCCCGCAAGACCTTCCACCCATCGCTCGCGACTAGCGCCTCCATCGCCCTTCCGCGTCGAATAAGCTCTCGCTCATCCTTCGTAAACTCGCGTGCCATCAATAGCCTCCCTGCATCGCGTTCAACCCGCTCTCCGTCGCCGAGTTTGGCGCTCCCTGCTGCCCGCCGACCTGGCCAGCCCCACCCGGCCGCATCGGCACGACGTTGCCCGCTTGCGCCTCTTGCTGAAGCATAGCATCCGGCCGCACCTGAACCTTGAACTGGTTAATATTCTTAATCCCCGCCACTTGCGCCGTGTACGCGAATATTCGCGAAAGATCATACTGCTGACCTATGAACGGCAGATACCGCACCGACAGCAACACTTCCTTTAACAGATTAGCTTGAGCCAGACGATCAACCGGCAACGTCCCGTCCACCGACACAAAGTCAAAGCTGCCCGCAATCATATCTGGCGTAACTTGCCAAAACCGCATCGGAGCCATCGCAGCCGAGTCCCCGACAATCTTCAACTTCAACGCCGCGTCGTAGTATTGCTGACTAGTCTGCACTAGCTTCTGCGAGTGCTGCGAGAAGCCCGTCGCCGACATATACTCGCTAATCGTCTTGAGGCGATTGACTCCAAAGCCAGTGCTCGTCCGCACCTCCGTCGCCGTTTTCCTTCCACCGCCACCCGTCAGCGCTCCAAGAATCTGGTCATTGATGCCGAGCACCCTCTCGCCGATGCCGAACATCGAGTCGAGATCGGCCATGTGCGCCCGCGTGACATCTTGGACCGGCAACTGCTGAAGCATCGTGCGCACATCTTGCCCATACGCTTCAGGCCGCAGGCGGAAGAAAAAGCCAGGCTGCCCACTATTCTCAATATCCTTGACCATTATCCGCGACGGATCGCCAATGAACTGATTGTTCAGCGCAGCCCGAACATTGAACATATGACTATTCAAGAGCCAATCCATCGTATCTTGCATCGGCTCCATGATTGCCGGAATTCCGCGATTATAGGCCGCATACGCTTCGACTTCTGGCTCAAGCACATCGAACGGGAACATTCCGTGTATCGCGCCGAGCGGCCTTGCACCAATAATCAGCGACAAATCTTGCGTGACCGTAAAGACCCACTTTTCCGGATAGGTCGACTCGCCGAGGCCCCAGTCTTTCTGTATCAGCTCGACATGAAACTCGTAAGCATAGACGATAGCCGGATGCGTCTTGCCTTCGATATCTGTCAACTCGTGATGATCGCTCCTAGTCGTCTGGTCTGGGCGAACGAGGCTCGACGTGCTCTCTTCCCGCGTCTCCGCAACGCCTGCCATCGAGCCCTTTATGAACTCGACATTCATAAAGTGTCCTTGCGCCCGCCACTTGACGACATCGTTCCAACTAATCTTCTTCTTGCAATAGCAGAACTCGCCCTTTTGGAACTGGCCAATCGGAACGCGCGGATCATGGACGAAGTCGAAAGGCGAGATGTTGTAGGCGCAATTCCCCTTATAGCCTGGGACGCGGTTCGTGATCTGTATCAACTGCCTCTGACCAGTCGCCGGATCGACCTGCTCGACGAGCTGCCCATACTGTATAACATTCTCCTCCCAATACGTCCCAAGTATCCCGACCCCATACTTGCCCGCGTCGTAGAACCACAGATAATACGGGCCGAGCATCGCGCCGACCTGCACCTGATAGTCAATCAGGGCCTCCATTGCAAGTACCTGGTTCTCGCCCTCTCCATGCCTCCCGCTATACTGGTGGACGGGCGTGCGGGCGAAGAACACAGAGGTCCAGTAAGTGTGGGCCGCCATAACTTGCGCATATGTGTACGGAATAGAGATCGTTGTGTATTGCGGCTCGCCCTGATCGCGCTTAGTTGATCTGATCGTATCGGACGCAGTTGGCGCGACATACGCCAAGACGCGGTCCTCGGCCTTCGACCACTCCTCGCACTGTGTCTGGTGCGCCGACCTGCTCATCTTCACGCGCGCCCCGATCATCGCGAGCAACTTCTTATGCAGATCGGACTCTTTCGGAATCGTTCTTGTCGTCATGGCGCCAACCTCGGAAAGTGCATATCGCGTGCTTCGCGATCAGTCTCGAAGTAGTCCTCTTCCCCCAACTCCAGATACGGGTTGACCAGCGCATTGACGCCATCAGCTACAGCTTCCAACACGTCATCGTGCCCACTATACGTCGGTCCATACTCCGCAAACTGTTGAAGGAAGGTCGACTGCGACTGATGCGCCCACAGAAGCCCTTGACTGGCCGTGCCCGCCAAACTCGACGAAATGCGGTCGAACTTACTCCGACCCTTCGTCGGCACAACCTCGACCGGCCAATACACCTGCCGACGAGCCATTTCCCGCTTGAGCATACCCTCAAGCACCGTCTCATATCCGACGGCCAACAAGCGTATCCGATTACACGTCCACTTCCGACACAACTCCATTGCACTCGTGACCGTCCAGTTTGGCTCATGCCCCTTAGACTCTACAGTTTCAAGGACGTAATATTCGCCCTTCTTCCGTCCAACGACAGCGTGCGCTTCGCTGTCCTTGCCTCGCAGCTGCTTTGCCATCTGTGTCGCGCTTGGCGGCGGCACCGGATCAATCGTTAGCAGGTTGAAGAAGCCAGAGCGCCCCGGCAGGACGCGAAAGACATTCGGATCGTCGTAAAAGCGCAGCCAAGTTGGACGAAAGGTCGCAAGCTCTGGCGAGACTAGCCTAACTTCCCACTCCCGCGCAAACTTCGAGAACTCGTTCCGGGCGATGGCCGCGAGCTTCTCCCCTCGCAGATATTCCGTCGGATACAACTCTGGCCAACTAGACTCTTGCTGTTCGACTGGAAGATCTTCCGTCTCCCTCGTCCAGCACGAGAAGCGAAAAGTGTCGAACTGCGGATCGGCCGCCATCTTCGACGTTGCATCTTCTAAGTGTATGGGCGTCTGAAGACTAGCCATCTTCGCATTCGGCTCCTCAACAGGCGAGATCAACGACTCCTTCAACGCGCCGAGTATAAGGTCATTGACTTTCGTCCGCTGCTCCAACGTCGCCGCATTCTCATCCGTTATGACATCGTCGAGGATGATGAGATCCGGCCGATAATCGTCGAAGTTAATGCCCCTGATGTTGCCCGTAATGCCGACGCCGAGCACCCAAACGGGCCGCTGATCGACGCCATGCATTATCTCTATCTCAGTCTCTTGCCACTTCTTTCCAGGTCTAAGGCCAAACGTATCGGCGAAAAGTCTGTTCCGTTCCACAGCCCCACGAAGCCACTGGATACTACGAGTTGCGTGGCTCTCACTCGCCCCCACATAGAGGATAGTTCGCGAGACTCCATACGCAATGCGCTTGGACGCAAAGAGGCGGAGCAACGTAGTCTTTGCCGAACCTCTAAAGCAGACGAGATTAACATACCGACTCCTCGGATTCTCAAGCCTATTCCAAATCTCCCTATGCGCTGGCGGACTGGCCTGCCTCATCGTCTTCGGAAAGAAGACGCGACTGTACAGATTCGAGTCGACCGCGCAGAGCTTGACTAGCTCTGCTTGCGAAACGACCGCGTCAGTCCCAGTCATTCATTCCCCGCTTCCCCATACCCTTCGGCATAGGCTTATCTTCCATCTTCCGATGCTTCTTCTTCATCGCCTTCGACATCATGCCAGACGCCGCGTCGGCGCGATTAAACTCCTTCGCGACCTTTTGTGGCACGCCCATCTTCTTCGCGAAGGCTGGATCGTGAGCTGCGCCTGCCATCATACGCGCCTGCTTCTCACTCTTGCTTGGCATCTATCACTCTCCCTGCATCCTACCCAACTCGTCAAGAAAGCCCTTGACCCGCTTAACCTTCGCCTTTCGCTCAAGCTTCCGCTTAAGCTCCGGCCGCTCCGGTCCCGGCTCATGCGCTCGACGAATCGTCAGCGCCTGCTCAAGGTCGCCAGGTCTATAGCTCTCTCGCACCGCCAGCGGACTATTCGCCGTCGCAACCTTCGCCTGTGCACGAAGCGCCTTTTCCAAATCACTAGCCATTACGACTTTCTCCTAGCCCTCTCCAAATGCTAAGGTTCTTATTGCCACGCCCCCAATCGCCCGCCCGCCTCCACCAGCCAGACCTTGTCGGCGATGTTCCACGCCGTTACCGACCAGCCGCTTGCTGACGTGAGCGTCTCCTTGGCGCCGTTGGCCTTGACCCACTTGACCAGTCGCGAGCGCGACAGGCGCGGATTGGGATCATCATCCGCAACCACCGTATCCTTGTCATCGTCGGCCGCGTCCATGTCGTGGGCCAGCCGGACGAGATAGCACTTGCGGGTGTCGTAGACCGGCGGGACGTAGCCGGGGTCGTTCGGATCGCCCTTGGCCGCCTCGGTCTGGATCGGGTTGGGTACGCCCTGCGCGGTAAACTCGAAGCCGGGGAGCGTGCCGACGATCTGACCATCCTCGACCTTGACGATGTTGCGGGCGACCAGCCAGTCGCGGAGATCGCGGGGAGCGGTGGTGAGGAGGGCGAGGTCGATCATGCCGCGTACCGCCACGTCGGGAGGTCGGCGTCGGAGACGGCACGCGGGACGATGACCAAGCGGGAAAGTCTATGGGGCACATCAATATCCTGCCCACCTCCAACCCGTTGCCCAATGCGAAGTGTCGTCGGCGTCGGCATTGCAACAGAGGTGTCTTCTGTTCCTACCGCACCCCCATCTTTCGACATATTAACACTGTTAACCGCATATCGTTGTGTTACTTGTGTCCGCGTATTTGCTAATACCGCTCCTGTATCAACTGCTGCAGCAGTTGACGATGCAATCACTACCACCGCGTTTGGTGTTAATGAAGCAGTAGACAGCGCAACATAATCGCTACTATCAGCCCCGAGCACTATAAATCGTTGAGCTGAAGCTGCTTCATCTGCTATTTGCATGTATGCATATATCGTCCACGGCGGCCCGGCCGGGAACTTGCTGGTCGCTACGTTCGGATCGTCTATCGCCCGTGTCACCGTTGCCCCGAAGGTCGGGATCGGGCTGGTGACGGCGGTCAACTCGTGCTGGAACCAAGCCACGTCGATCTCGTCGCCCGAAGTGACGACGCGGATGCCGACCGTGGGATTGGCCGACGTGACTGCTGCAAGGCTGACGCGGGTCCACGAAGCCGTGACGGTCTGCGTCGCCCACGTCGCGCCGTTGTCCTGCGTCAGGTCGATGTTGCCGCTACCGGTGCGGCGCTTGACGAACATCGAGGTGACGCGCGAGGCCGAGGCCGAGGTGATCGCCTGAAGCGCGGTGGCGTTGGCGTCGGTCGCGGTGAGGGTGCTGGCCGAGTTGGCGACCCCGTCCGGTCCGGTTGCAGTCTTGGCCGCCGTCATGTTCGACAGCGTCCACGGCGCACCACCGTCCTGCGTGAAGTCGCTGGCGTAAAGCGCGAGGTTGGTCGCCGCCGGTTCGATCAGCCCGTAATACTTGCCGGTGGCGGCGTCGTACTCCTGCGGCACCTCGAAGCGGGCGGCGGTTGTCGTCTTCAGGTAGGTGGTGGCGACGGTGCCGCGGTTGAGTTGCGCTTTCTCGATGGAGATGGTCTCGGTACCGGCAGCATTGAAGCTGGTCGTCCCGGTCGAATCCCATGTGTTGCCGGTTGCCGCCCCTGCCATGCCAACACAGAACACCGGTGCCGATACAGACGCCAACGTGAAGACAATGCTGACGTAGTAGCCGCTGCCATCTGCGACGATGGACGACGAAACGATGGTTCCAGAGCTCGTTCCGACATCAGTCTCGGTGATCGCCCCGGTCGCCAGATTAGCGAGCACGGTAACAAAATCTTCCGAACCGTCGCCGCGAACATTGAGATAGGCGAAACTATGCGTTCCGGCCGTGATCTTGATGCGAGCAAAATACGTTGCGTCGGCGATCAGCGTGCTGGGGACGCGGGTGATCGAGTGAACCGCGCTGCCGCTGGCCGCCGTCAGGACCGCCCCCGAATCCGACGAATTGACGTTGGTCCAGTTGGTCAGGTCTTCCGAGTAGAGCGCCAGATTATGCGCCGTCCACCCGTAGTTCCCGTCCGCCTTCAGCACCAGCTTCGGTGACGTGCCGGAGTTGACCAGCCAGCCCGAGCCGTCGGTATCGAGGAAGGGAGCGTTGGAGCGTAAGTTGGCAGCAGTTGTTACATCCAATGTCTTGACCCAACCGCCGAGAAGTGAAAAGTCTAATGCAAGCCCCTGCCCTTCTCCGCGCAGCGCTTTCTTTCCATCATGAAAGAAGTCAAATGGACTACGCTTAGCTTCAAGCGTAAGCGCACCAAAACCTCCACCACCGCCACTCCCGAAACCATGTTGGCGCATGAGACTATGTCCCGTAGAGGTAACGAACGCCCTCGCCACTAACCAGCGCGTCCACAAACACATCTGCAAGGTTGTCGATCTGTAGCGTTATGCTTTCTCCGGCATAGAGCAATAATCCTGTGCCTGTTGCCACGGTAGCATCCACTCCACTCGCACCCACAGCAATCGCCGAAGTATTGTCCGTCTGTGCTTGGACCACCACCCACTTGGCCGCCGTCGAAGCCGCCAAGGCTTCGTCCGTTCCTGCTGCCGTCACAGTCTTTATCCCATGCCCAAGACCAGTGGTGTCGTGTCCAACCTTACCAATGGCCGACGTCCCGGCAGGAAGTCCAACATCCGTCGCTAGCACCGAGCGCAACGCGTTGGCGGCAACGCCAGACCCGACCGCCGCTCGCGTGTCGTCAGTTCCATTCTTGATCTCGACTGCACCGATTTGAATATCAGCGGCGTTTATGTCGACGGCCAATGAGCCGTCGGTTTCGAGCAAAAGCGGGAGCCATATTCCTCCAGACGTTCGACCATAAACCGACGTGGGCTTCAACGGCCGACTTACGTCAAACGCATCACCAGCAAACAGATTTATACTAGCCATTTCGTGTGCTCCTTTCGGGCGTCACACCCCTTGACAAACCACGACCCAGTACCTATATATACCCCATGCTGCAATTTGCACTCGCCTGCGCCGCGATGCTCATGGGTACGAACGTCCCGCCTCTCGGCCACCTCCAGACATTCGACGACATCCCAGCCTCGACCTGTCCATGGCCACAGGGTTGCCGAGCGAGCCAAGTCTCGACCGAGCAAACCTGGACAGTTTACGGACCCAACCTCGACTTTCCGACTGCCGTTCATGAAGCCTGCCATCGCGTCCAAATCTATCGAAACGCCTGGATCCACATCGAAGGCGTGACCTACGGACCAGCGTCGGAGGCCGAGTGCATAGCACTTGAGCTTCGCACGCAAGAGTGCATCGACCGCATCTTCACACCTACTCCCTAAAGGCCCGCACCGGGCAAGAAGCACCTAATCTTAAGCACGCACTTTCGACCGGGATTGTTGCAATCCCGATACCACCAAACGATTGCGCGGCCGTGGAGATTTGGAACGCGGAGCACCGAGCCACTCGGCACCGGCGTCCATTCGTCGACATTCCATTGCGGGACGACAAGGCGAACCCAATAATCGCGTCCGCGAAACTCCCACTCCACGAACTCGCCGTCGGCCGTCGAGCAACAGTTCTGGCTCGTGACGGGATTCTCTAAGCTCTTGAACCAAGCGTCGAGATCGACCTGAGCCGTCGCAGGCGAAAGGCACAAAGCGAAGAAAAGCGCCAGACGCAATAAGAGTGGGACAAGATGAGGCCCATCTTCGCCCACTCTATCCCCACCCCACCGCATCTCACAACCTCAACGGCAGAACGTAGAAGTCATCAGCATCGAGCGCGGCCAAGTCGTCGAGACTTGACAGCAGTCGAACATCTTCGGGAAAAGCGCCGGGAAGGTAACTTTGGCAAACTTCGCAAACGCGAACGGATCGTGATGGGTAGAGCGCCTGCACGACGGGCTGGTAGAGCTTGCGAAGCTGCCACCACGCATTCTGCGTGTGCTGAGCCTTAAGCTCAAGGACGACGATCGTGTCGTCGGCGTCGAGCAGGCCGTCGGGCTGACAAAGCCTCCACGGTGAAGTAAAACTGGAGATGCAGGCGGTCCGGCCTTCGGCCGGGAGAGGACTGGCCCGGAACTCGATCCAGATCGCGGGCCGGTACGAGGCAGGCCACCGCTCGGCAAGTAGACGTTGGACCTTAGCCTCGTACCGGAGTCCAGCACGCTGCGAAAGGGTCAGCGCGCTGCCCGCTTTTTGCGCCTCGGACACCGCAACGCGTCCGGTCGCAGGGCCAGCGGCCAGCAAAGCTGGCCGGGCGATCCGGGCTGAGGTCGCGGCTACGACTCCGCGAAAGCCCGGAGGGGGGAGGAACACAGGGGCGTCGACTATCCCACGCGATGTGGGAGCGGCCCGGCCTTCGGCCGGAGGGCTCGTGCGTTCCGAACTGGTAAGGGCGAAGTGGGGGATCATTCGCGATCCCCCACTGCTTCGGCCTCGACGATCGCGGGAGAATGCGGGGACGCTACGCCACCGCCGAGGGTCCGAACTGGCGCGCTAGCTCGCTGCGCCTCGACGCTGCGGAGCAGGCCGCGCGCTTCCGCAAGCGTTTCGGGGGCGATAGAGCCAGCGACTTGCTGGTTCACGTTCACGTTCACGGAGGCGGGAGCAGTGGGCTTCGCACCATAGCCGAGGCGTTGGAGCACGCGATCGGCGATGTCTGTTGCGACGCCCAGTTGCACTACGTCGCGCTTTTCTTCCAAGCGTTCGAGCAAGATGTCGAGGGACTTAACGGCTACGTCGGCCAGCTTTCCATTGACCTTATCGGCCAAGTTCGCACCGTGCTGCTGCTTCCGCTGCTCGTAGCGTGCGCGGAAGGCGTCGGAGTTCCGCACCATGCAGACGAAAGAGTAGGACCGGCCGACATAGCTGGCCAGCTCACGATTGGTCGCGGCCGGATTGACCAGGATGTAGTCGATCATGTGGTCGTGCCAGTAGAGGAAGTGGAGGTTGCGCTGAATGGTCGCGTAGCGCGAGAGCGGCTGAAGCTGGCGCGTGTCGTCGGCGGGATCGCGGCGGGCAAGGTTGTCGGCGTGCATCGCAAGCAAATGGCACGGGCGCGTAGCGCCCGCAAGGGACTAAGCGTATAGTGGGCGATTAACAAATCGACATGCCACGCTGCGCGTCAGGACATTAATGGGAGGCCCCGCCTGCTCGCCTGGGGAGGGTAGGCCGGCCGCTTCGCAGCCGAGCGCGACCACGACCGAGCGCGAATAGCAAGGGCCGCTCGCGCGGCCCCCGCCATTAGTCTATGCGACACTTTGTCGCAGCGGACGCTCCGGCCTACAGACCAGCCGCCAGATCGTCGAGGCTCTTCTTCGGCCCAGCCTCAATGCCCTGGCGCTTGGCGTATTCGTCGCGGACCGTCCAGCCCTTCCGAATCTCGGCCGCGAGAACGCCACGCTTCCAGCCACTGTCATCCGTGAGCTTTTCCTCAACCTTCGCGACGTCGACCGTCTTGCCCTTCTTCTCCATAAACTCGGCGAAGATCGTGGCGAGCACGGCGTTGTCGTACTTCGGCCCGCGGACGCCACCCTCGCTCGGCGCCGCCCATTGCCCATCCTTCAATTCGCCGAGGCGATTGACGATGGCCGTCACGTCGTCGATGCCAGTCGACTCGCCCGTCGGCGTATTGCGATTGCCGCTCGCCGTGTTTGTCATCAGCGTCTTGAGACCAAACGCCGCAAGCATAGCAGCTACGCTACCAGCCTTGACGCCTAGAACCTGGAAGTCGGCAACCTTGCCGGTCGCCACGTCCTTGTACCGGCAACCAGTCGCGGCCTCTTGCTCGTCCACAACGGCCCCGGATGCGTCGAGGTAGTCATGCTCTGCACGCTTTGCACGCTTTGCCTTGCCATTATCAGCCATTGGAGTCTCCCTTTGGCGTTAACTGCGCGGCGCACCATTGCCCGCGCCCACAACACATAAGCGTTCGGACGCGCTCGAACAAGGTGGTCGGGCGATCACGAATTGTTACAGAGTCGCGCAGCGCCCATTGCGCTCGCCTAACCGAGTCCAGGCCGGGGCGAGCGAGCGCGGACTCCACAATGGGCTGCCAACGGCCAGCGCGGCCCGCACACGGCGACTCGGCCCCGACTCGCTACCAGCCTACCGGCCGCCCCCGACTCCCCGCCAGCGGGCACCGCTGCCCGCCAAACCGGCAATCGGCCGCAACACGTACGTTTCCGACACAGTCCCCTAAAAGACCCCTCGGAGACCCCTCATATCCCTATCTGGCGAGAATCTGCCCCGACCCCCCCCCCCGCCCTACCCCCGGACGATGGCGACGATGGAGGTCCATAGCCATACCCCTATAGGGAGGAAAAAAAAAAAAAAAAAAAAACTTCCAGACAATAAGCGGACCTCTAGGCCTAGAGGTCTAGGGCCTAGAGGTCCCCATCTACCCCCCCCCCGACAGGGGCAGGGGGGCAGGGTCGACCCCCGATTCCCCAATCGTAGGGATATGAGGGGTCCCTTAGGGGTCCCTTAGGGTCCCCTGTCGGACATGAACAAATCCGCCATTTGCCCTCAGACTCTCCAGCGCCAGCCATAACCACCCGTTGCCAAAACCCCAATCAAATCAACCACTTAGCCCCCCTTGACATGCACCCCATAATCCCCATATACTACATATACCCTATCGCCCAGGATCATCCCCATGTACCTGACTCCTCTCGGCTACATCCTCTCAACCACAATCGTGACCTGCGCCTGCGGCACCGAGCAGCGCAGCGCACAGCTGCATAGTCTATGGCGCTCGACCGACGGCCGGAATCCCGTCCGCCAGTGGCGGCCCACGGGCCTTAGCGAGGTCGTATACGCCGACCTCCCGGTCAGCACACACGAACAACGCGTCGGAACCGCCCGCTGCCCGACCTGCCTCCCGACGCGGCCCCGCGAACCCCTGCCGCTTCGCAGACCGCCGACCGGCGCCTCCAACTTCAAACCAGCCGAAGCTCGGCCGCGCCAACCCGCCAAAACCCTCGACGACCTATTCAACGACCTGTAGTCGCTTCGCGACTACCCACATCCAAAGGGAACCACCATGTCCGTCTATGAAACATATGCCGACATCCGCACTCGCATTCTCATCGAACGTAAAGACCCCCAACCTGGCGACGCGGGCAAACTCCGCGCCGCAATCTCTGCCGCACTCAATGACGCCACCTTCTCCTTCCATGACGCCCTCGCCCTTCTCGCCTCTTGGCGCGATCACCCCGAATACTACACGACTAAGCCAACCCCCCAAACTCATCGGAGGCTAAGCACATCATGACCCACATGACCCCCGACTACACCGACGAACCCTTTTGCCTCGTCGAAGCCCTAGCACCCGGCTCGACCTACCTCGTGCCGCTTAGCGAATACAGCGTACTGGCTCACGGCCCCATGCTCGGCCTCCTCGAAACCGGCTGGTTCTGTCGCCTATCCGCTCCCGGCTACCTCGACTGCACCGACTGGACCGGCCCGTTCCCCACCCGACATGAAGCCGAAGCCTTCATCCGCGACACCTACAACGTCGACCCCGACACCGGCACCGACTTGGACGAAGCCTGGGAAGCCGCTCGCGAAAACCGCAAACCGACAATCACCATCGACAGAACAAGGCTCTGACCAATGACCGTCAACCCTATCCCCCAAGCCAACCTGGACGTCTTGCTTTTCAGCAAGCACCCCTCCGTCCGCATCTTGGGCCGCTTCTTCTCCTCCGACATACACGAATCCCTCGCAACCTTTATCGATTCCGAACTCCGTCCCGGCGACATGGAATCGACCTTGGACGTCGTCCACTTCCTCCTCCACTACACCGCCGCCCAAATCGCCGCGCTTTGCCCACCTCCTCCCAACGACAAAGTCATCGACTTAGCAGTCACGGCCTTCGGCGCCTTCTTCACTCACGCCCTGACCCGCGAACTCCAAGAAGTGCGCAAAATCGCCAACGAGTCTCGCCCATGACCGACCCCGCACCACCCCTCACCTCCTACGACCCAGACCTAATCGCCCTCTGGGACGCCGGCACCCGTCGCGAACTGCGCTGGTCCGCCCTCGACGCCGGACCCCGCGACTCGCCCGCCTTCGCAGACCGAATGTCCACCTTCTTCCGCCTCCGCCTCCGCTTGCACAAACTTCGCAAGCGCCTGTCCCGCGACAACGACCCGCGAGCAGCAAAATTCTACAAAGCGGAAGTTGTGTTTCGCAACCACCCCTCCCACACCGACTACGGCACCCTCATCATCCGGCCTCGCGACCTATCCTTCAGTCCCCTTCTCCGCGAAGCCGGAATTCAACAACCCTCAATCGACGACTCTTTCCTCGACAGTCCGACCGACTACGCAGCCGACGACCCCGCCTTCTCCACCCCTCGCGAAACTAGGAAGCCCCGCACATGATCCGCTTCACACCTCACGATCCCAACATTCTCGGCTACCTCCCCTATTGGCTCTCAGAAGCCGACCCCCGTCCCGCCCGCGACCAACTCAACGAGCACTACCAACACGGCGGAGGTTGGAATCCCTTTACTGGCCACACTCTCCGCAACGACAACTCCATAAAATATCCTGGCGATCCTGTCTTGCCTCCTCGCTGCACAGCCAGACTTCGCGAGGAAACAATCTGCGTCTACGACCATGCGTGGGTTGCCATCATTCAACCCGACCGTTCCTTCGAAGTTTGCCGAATGGACTAGAGGTCGAAAAATAACACTTGACACCACCGCCCTTTTTATGCTACGCTGCAACCCTTAGACAAAATAAGAGTGGGCGCTGATGACTCTCATCTCCGCCCACTCCCCCGACGAAACCAAAAGGCACCGATCCCATGCCCCTCTTCGAAGCAAAAACAGCCGACGACGCCGACTTCCTCTCCACCTACTTCCTCCGTGTCGGCAAAATCTGGGACGCCTACTTCAAGGGCAAATCCTCCATGACCGAGCGCGACGCAGCCCTCGCCTACTTCCGCACCCGCCTCTCCGCACTCCGCACGAAGAAAGGCTAGCCCTCCATTGCCCCGTCGCCGCAACCCTCACCGCGAGCTAACCGTGCGCTGGCACATCACTGTGCCCCGCCGCCTCGCAGCCGCCATCGAAAACCGCTTTTGGGACAATGCACTTCAAAAGCCTAGCTACGGCAGCCGCAACGAGCTAATCATCGCCCTCCTCGAACGCTTCGCGCACGAGCACGACCTCTTCCACGAACCCCCCCGGATCTAGCCCGATGTCCGACGACACCGACGACCCTCTCCTCCACCTCTCGACACTCTCCCTCCCTGAGCTCGACGCAAAGCGCCGCGCGCTCATCGGCTCCGCAACCGACATCCAGGAACTCTCCGATGCCACACTCCGCGAACTCTCCGCAATCCTCGCCCTCTGCCGCCGCAAACAGTCCGGCCCACCCCGAACAACCAAGCGCACAAGCACCAAACGCTCCCTCGACGACCTCTTCAGCGACCTCTAGCCACATCCGCGAGACGATAGCGCGGGCGCTGGCAGCCGAGTCCGCCGACCACAACGGTCTTGAAATCAACATCGACATCGACTGGCTCGGATGGGCTTCCGCGGCCGACGCCGTTCTCTCCGCCCTCGCCTCTCTTGGCCTGCCAGCCGACAGACTGAAGGCGGTGGCGCGGAGGGAATGGCAGATGGTGCCGAAGCAGCCGACCAAGGCGATGGTCGAGGCGGCGCTCGACGAAGCCGGTTGGCGTGTCTCCGCATACACAGCGCCGCGCGAAAGCGGCGTGCCAGTCGATAGCGACCTATCAGAAAAGGACGCGGAGGACATCAACAACGCGGGCCGCGGCGCGCTTTCTGAAATCTATCAAGCCATGCTGCTCGCCGCCGCTGCAAGCGAGGAGCGGACATGAGTCCCCTGCGCTATCAAATCGGGCAGCAAGTTTGGTGGGCGTCGTTCGAGTCCAGTGAGGATCACGTCGTCTGCCCCGATTGCAACGGCATGAAGTACATTCGCGTGCTGCTTTACGACGACACGATGCTCACCATCAAGTGCGAGGGGTGCAGCCCAGGTTACGAGCCAGCGACCGGATACGTGCGCGTCTACACGCGCAAGCCGCGTGCCGTCCTGACGACGATCACCCGCCTCGAAATCCAAGACGGCAAGGTCGAGTGGGGTATCGCGGGCTCCTATCGCGTCGACGACGATGAACTATTCGACACCGAGGAAGATGCGCTCGCCGCCGCAACGCTGAAAACGGAACGCGCAGACCGCGAAGAGCGCGAGCGCGTCAACCACAAAGAAAAGCCCACGCGGTCATGGTCGTGGCACGTCCACTACTACCGCCGCGAAATCCGTCGCGCTGAAGCGGACATCGTTCGCTACACCGCCGCTCTGAACGTGGCGCGGGTTAAGGCGCGTGAACCGGAGAGCACATGATGATCACACCAGAACAGATCGCAGAGTGGAAGCGGCTGGCTGAGGCGGCCCGCAACACGACTTGGACCTTTGGTGGGATGCCACCAAAGGCCATCAATGATTATCTCGATACCGCCGCAGACCTGCCCGCTCTAATCGCCGAGGTAGAGCGGCAAGCGAAGCGCATCGCGGAGCTGGAAGCGGAGACAATCCTCCCCGCCGATCTGGAGGGACTGGTGGAGCGGCTGCGCAAGCGACAAGTGCTCGGCAACAACCAAGGAGCCGTGTATCTGGCAAGCGAGCACGATGATCTGTGTATGGAAGCCACCGCCGCCCTCGGCGCCATGCAGGCGCGGGTGACGGAAGCCGAAGCGGTCACGAACGACGTGCTTGCAATCATTCACCGCGACGGCGGGCACTATCAGGCCGAGCACGGCCGCCGCAAGGCCATCGACGATGCAGCAAAGAGATGGAACGAGTTCTGGATCGACCGCGACGCCCTCGCCGCCAGACTGGCGGAGGCGGAGAGGTGCATCGGCCAAGGCATCGAAGCTATAGACGGTCGGCACACAAGCATGAGTGACTATTCTACAGCAGTACGGGCTCGTATATGGGCGCATGCCGCCCGCGACTTCCTCCGCAACCAGAAAGGGGGTGATGCATCTGACATATCCAGAGAAAACTTGGAATCCCGAACAGCCGATGCAATCCCGCCCCATCCGCCCTCAGGCTCCGGCCAAGCGGGTGGGGCGGCATGGCGACCGAATTGGCCGGAAGTGTATCGCGGAATTGCACATGAGCCTGACCGCGACGGTGCTCTGATCGCTGTCACACGCGAGACATTACGCTTGGCGCTGTCCGTCCTACGAGCTGCCAACGAGACGGACTATTACAACAACTTCGGTGTGGCTGAGGCCGAGATACGAAACGCGCTTCTCCCCTCCCCACCAGCACAGGAGCCAAGGGATGGCTGACTTTCTGATTATTTTGGCCGTAGGACTGGCCGTGCTGCTCGCGGTGTGGGTTCTTATATCGTTATGGCGATGGGGGCGGTTGCCATGACCGCTGACCTCGCCACGCTGAAAACCCTGCTCGCCCGCGTCGAGGCGGCCACAAATATCGACGAACAGTTAGCCGCTGACATCGTAGCTCTATGGTTCAACGAGCCTTGGTATCCGCTCGCCTACGGCCTCGGTATTCGACTGACAGACGACGTGGCTGCAATCGGAGCAGCCCTCGTGCTGGTCGAGAAGGTGCTGCCGGGCCAAGGATCGGTTCCGTCATTCGCTCAACTTCAGCGATTTCCAAATTATTGGAAAGCAACAGTTTTGTCGGCTGTGCGTCTACCAGTGCCTTATCGTTGGCAACACGGCAAGGGGCAAAATGGTGCCCTCGCTATCCTCGCCGCTCTTCTCCGCGCCTTCATCGCCCAACAGGAGCCCGCCCATGACTGACCCGGAAGCGCTGGCGCGGGAAATCCAGAGCAACGTCGGTGGTGGAAATTGGGGTCGGCGAGCGATTGCCGAAGCTATCCGCACCTACAGCGACGCCCACTACCGCAAGGGTTTCGCCGCTGGCGCGGAGCAGATGCGCGAGAGGGCGGCGGAGCGGGCTACTTTGGCTTCAGCGTTCATTCTCGCGAAGGAAATTAGCGATCTCACCCTCGCCCTAGAGGGACAACCAAAGCTCGACCCAAAGGACTAAGCACGATGGCCCTCGACACCTCGAAGTTTCCTCGCCTAACCTTCCTCCACACTCGTCGCGACCTCTTGCCCTTTTGCTACCGCCTCGCAGACGCCCTGACACGCCCCGCCAACGACATAATCGCCCTATCCTTCCGCAGCCCCATCGCCGACATGCTGAACGCCCTGCTCCTCCCCGTCGCCGACACTTGGAAGCCGTACATCAACCTCCAACACCCCGACGTTGCCGACTCCCCCATTCCCTTCACCCACGACATGCTGACTGTCCGCAACGCCATCGAAGCTCTAGAGCGCACAATCGCCCTCAACTTCTCCGCCGACTTCCTCGGCGAAATAACCGCCCGCACGCTCGCCTCGACGTTCCTCGACCGCTCCCGCTTCCTGCTATGGGACGCGACCGATCCAGCTTGGCTTCGAAGCGCCTCAAACATCGTCGGCGCAGACCATTGCCTCTGCCTCCACTTCTTCGACACGCTGCCTAGCCACGCCGAACGCGAAGCTATAAAGCGCCTACCAATCCCCTACCACTCTATAGCTGTAGATCTCGACGACCCAACCCCCATCGACTCCGCCCTCAACGCAATAGGCCGCAACCTATGACCCTCGACCACAAACCACCATTACCTCTTGTCATCGACTCGACGCAGCTAACCTGCTTCCGCGCCTGCCGCCAAAAATTCTACGACGAGTTCATCCTCCAACTCGCGCCCGGCGTACCAAGCATAGACCTCCACGCCGGCGCCTGCTTCGCCCGCGCGCTCGAAACCGTCTACAACAGCATCTACATCGACAAGCTCGACGTTCGCGAAGCCCTACAACGTGCCGAGGTCGCGTTTGTAATGGCGTGGAGCGACTTCTCACCTCCCACCACCAGCGCCAAGACCCCGCTTCGCATGTGGGAAGCCGTCATAGACTACTTCTCCGCCTACCCCCCTCTCGACGACAAAATCCAACCCGTCATATCCGACGGCAAGCCCACCTGCGAATTCACCTTCTCCCTGCCACTAGACAAAGAGACGACCGGCCTCGACTTCCCGCAGCACCCAAGCGGCGACCCCTTCATCTTCGCGGGCCGATTCGACATGCTCGGCCGCATGGGCGACAGGCTAGTAATTCGCGACGAAAAGACGATGTCCAGCCACCGCGACACTTGGTCCGAGTCGCTGACTATGCGTAGCCAGTTCCTCGGCTACGTGTTCGCGACCCGCGCGCTCGGCTATGCCATCGACACCGTCGTTGTCCGCGGCATAGTAATCCTCAAGACTAAGTTCCACCAACTCCAAGCCATCAAACTCTATCCCTCGTTCCTCGTAGACCGCTGGCTAGAGCAGACCCGCCGCGACCTACTAACAATGGTCCACTGTTGGGAGACTGACTACTGGGACTGGAACTTCGGCGACAGCTGCACGAGCTACAGCGGTTGCCCCTACCTGACCCTCTGCACATCGCCCGACCCGACGCGCTGGCACAGCACATTCCGTAAGCGTAACTGGAATCCCCTCGCGAAAGACCCCGAAGCACCAACCACTACGACCTAGGAGCTACGACTATGAAAACCCGCTTTGCAATCCTCGTCGAATTCGAAGTCGAGAACATGGCAACCTTCGACCCACCTGACGAAAACTGGTATGGCTTCAACCCAACGCGAAAGGACGCAGTCTCCTACGTCCGCGACGCCATTGGATCGTGGGGCGGCCAACTCCACCCCACCCATCCATTCTTCCCGCGCAACCTCCGCATCATCGCCGTTCGATAACCACGCAACCAATCCTCCACGAGCTAAAACCATGACCTCCATCCAACCACCCTCAACCCTTCTCTTCGGCCCGCCCGGCAGCGGCAAGACGACCGCCATTGCCACCCTTCTCGAATCCGGCCTCGACGTCTTCGACATCATCACCGAACCGTCCGGCCTCGACAGCGTGCTCGACGCCATCAACTACCTCCCCGGTCGCTACCCACGCGAACCCCGTCCAAACGCCAACGTGCTGCTATCGAAGTTCCACTGGCACGTCATCGAGTCACAGTCCCAAGCCTTGTCCGCCATGCGCGACACTGTGAAGAAGATCGGGCTGATGTCCTTCAAAGACTTGAAATCTATCCGACCCGAAAAGTCCCCAGACGTGATGCTTAAGCTCCTCGACCTTGTCGATAACTTCACCGACCAGCGAACAGGCACCAGCTTCGGAAGTGCAGGCGACTGGGACGACTCACGCGTCCTCGTCCTCGACCACTTGACCGGCCTAAACGACATCATCTATCAACTTGTCGTGGGCCACAAGCCCTCGCCAGATCAAGGAGAATGGGGCGTGATGGTCGGTCAAGAGCGTGACTTTCTCCGTTATCTGCTTGGCGGCTGCAAATGCTTCTTGGTCGTATTGGCGCATGTCAATAAGTCGACAGACGAAGTGTCGGGCATGGCCCAAGTCACACCAGCGGCCATGACCTACAACTTCAGCGGCAAGATCGGAATCCCCTTTTCCGAGGTCGTCCTCGCCAAGCGCGTGAAGGACAAATTCACCTGGTCTACGAGCGAAACCCTAACGGATGTCAAAAATCGCGCCCTGCCGATCAGCGACAGTTTGCCTCCTTCATTCGCCCCGATCATCCTCGCCCACCGTGACCGCGTAAAGAGCTTAACGCTAACCTAGAAGGAGACTACGACATGAAAACCCTTGTCTTAGAAGTTCGCGACCGTGCAACCTTCCTCCCCGTCGTTGCAATCGACATGAACCCTGACGGCGAATCTTGGTACGACAGCTTCGCAAAACAGCGCTTCCTACTTCGTCGAGCCGGCTACGTCTGCGACGGACGGCCCATCATCCTCTTAACTCGTCTCCACGGCGGCCCCTCCCACTACGACCCATATGATTGGGGCGACCGGACCATGAAAGTTGCCCACAACTACATCGAAGAGAACTGGATAACCCTCTCCGACGGCGACGTTATAGATGTCGAATTCATCCTTGGCGAAACCGCAGAGCCGAAGCGCAGCGAAGAAGTGACAACAGGAGTCTAGACCAATGCCCCGCACTTTCAGCATCCAAAACACCGCCCCTCGCACCTACGGCGAGGGCCGACCATTCCCCCCACCGACGAGCGCCGAACTGACCGCCACCAAAGGCCCGAGCGTCCGCAGCACAGCCTATGAAATATTGTCCGGACTCAACGCTCTCGTCAACCGCTTAACCGCCCTCGAAGCTGTAATCGGACCCTCTATTGCCAAGGACACCCCGCCTCAAGGCGAACCCGTCTCCAAGCTTCCCTTGTCCGACACACTAGGAGCTGCCAATGTAACACTGAACCACTGCCACGAAATCCTTTCACGAATCGAAAACAACCTGTAACCTTCAACCACAACCATCAACCTCTGGAGAACTGAAAATGCCTCCTATCTTCGACCCCGAAACCTTCGTGAACCAAACCTACACAGATGCGGGCAGCACAGACTACCCCGTCATCCCCGAAGGCGAATACCGCGCAATGACCGGCGACGGCCCCGTGTCTAAGTGGTTCGGAACGGGCCGCAACCGCGACGGCGAAGAGTTCAGGACCTTCGAAGCCCCGATCATCATCCTCGACGACAACGTCAAGGTCGAAATGGGCTTGGACCCTTCGCGCCAACTTCGCACCCGCTATCGCGGCTTCGTCGACATCGACTCCGCAACCGGCGGCTTGGACATGCACGAAGGCAAGAACATCAAGATCAACCAGCTGCGCGAAGTCCTCGACCAGAACGTCGCTGGTCGCAACTGGTCGCCGAACGACCTCGCGAACAAGGGTCCCTTTCTCGCCCGCGTTCGTCACACGTTCGGCAAGGACGGCCAGCCATATGCTGATGTCTCGCGCGTGACCAAGCTCTAGCGCCCGCAAACCCTCCCGCGAGACGCTAGAGTAAACTCGGACGGGGCAACGGCACAGCGCCGCCCCCGTCCACTTTTCGAGGTTCAAATGCTTATCAAACGCACCACGCTCCAAGTTCCCGACCGCCAACGGACGACCGTCGACCCGAAGGCCCTTCTCGACCTCAAGGACTCGATCCTATCAATCGGCCTTCTCCACGCCCCCGTCGTCCGCGAAGCACCAACAGGCGGCTACATCCTAGTCGCTGGCGGCCGCCGTCTTCGCGCCATCGACTCAATCGCCGACGACCACGGCATCTTCCTCCACAGCGGCGAACCCATCGACCCCGGCACCGTCCCCGTCACCCTCCTAACGCTAGACTCAATGGCCGACATCTTGTCCGCCGAACTCGAGGAGAACATCATCCGCGAAGACCTGAGTTGGCAAGACCGCGACCGAGCCCTCGTCGCCATCCATACCCTGCGCCTCGAACAGAACCCGACGCAGACACAGAAAGACACAGCCGAAGAACTTGCAAGCGCCGGTCAAGTCGGAGGTGCCAAGTCGCCAGTGCGGATCAGCCAACTCATTCGCGAAGCTTCAATCGTCGCGCCCAATCTCGACGACCCCGCGATCCGCAACGCCCGCACCCACAGCGAAGCCGTCTCCCTCGTCCTCCAACGTCAAGCCGACGCCGTGAACGCCGAGCTAATCCGACGCCGCAAAGCCAAGAAGCGCGACGATCCCATCAAACTTATTCATGGCGACTCCTATGCCATCTTGCCAACGCTTCTCGACGCCTGCGCCGACTTAATCCTAACAGACCCGCCATACGGAATAGACGCTGGCGCACGGGGCTTTCGCGGCCGCACCGTCCACCACCACAACTACGCCGACACTCCCGAACTCGCCCAACGCGCCATCCAACTCTGCCTGATCGAAGGCTGGCGGCTCGCGAAGCCCATCGCCAACATCTTCCTCTTCTGCGACATCGACCACTTCTTCTTCTTCCGCGACCAAGCTTCGACAATGGGCTGGACCCCCTTCCGGACCCCGCTCATCTGGCGAAAGTCTATGTCCGAAGGCTTAGCCCCTTGGGGAAGGAACGGACCCCGTCGCACATACGAGTGCATCTTCTTCGCGACTAAGGGCGAGCGGGGCCTAGTCGCCAGTCCCGTCGACGTTCTAGAAGTCAAACGCGTGCATCGCAGCGAACGCATCTTCGGTGCACAGAAGCCCCTCGACCTCATGTCCCAACTCATCGAATGTTCAACGATCCCTGGCGACACAGTTCTCGATCCATTCCTCGGCAGCGGTTCCTCGCTTGCCGCAGCACGGAGGCTTAATCGCAATGGCATCGGAATCGAAATGGACAAAGCAACGTTCGACCTTGCAACCTCCTTCATCTTCGAAGACGAGGTGGAAGCATCGCCAGCGCCGCCCCCTTCTGACGTGGCCTGAACTCGTCGGCGCCGCTATCATCCTCTACATCTTGTGGCTTTCCTGGTCCTCTTGGCCGGAGACTAGCCTATGACCCTCGCCGACCTCCTAGTCATCTTCCTCGTTGGCCTGCTCATCTACTTTGGCATGAGGTACTTCGTCGATGACGACGACTGAACTCGACATCGCGATCGCAGACGCTGAAGCGAAGATCGCCCGCGCCATCGCCTACGCAGCGCACAAACACGAACGGATCGGCGACGGCTATTGGCACGACCTTTACCACCTTCGCTCCCAACGCCGCCTTGCGGCTAGGCTCTTGCCGCTACTCACTGCCGCTCTTCGCGAAGAAGGAATCGCAACATGATAGGCTTCACTCCTCTTAACTCCGACGCATTAGAAGCACTAGATGAACTAGAGCGCTTAGGCTACCCAATTCACAGAAGCGCCGAGCGCGGCCATTCCCTAATAATGGTCTTGCTCGAAATGGCCAAGCGCCTAGAAGATCTAGAAAAGTCCGTGGTGCTACAGACAAAGACGAATCGCGCTAAAGACGAATAGTCATGGACGACCACCTATTCTTCGGCACTAGCGGCCCTCGCACCGCCCGCATTGCTTGCGTGGCGGAATCCTGGGGCCGCGACGAAGCCCTGATGAAGAAGCCGCTCGTCGGCCAAAGCGGCCAAGAATTCACCCGCATTCTTGGCGAAGCAGGAATTGATCGTAACGACGTATTTCTAACAAACGTCATCAGCGCCCATCCCGACAACAACGAAGTCTGGCGCTTCTTCGAACCAACCAAGACAACGACAGTCGACGCCCACTTCGGCCTGCACCCCTCTCCGCCAACGCTCGACGAGATCAAGCGCCTCCACCGCCAACTTGACATTGTCCAACCCGACGTCATCGTCGCCATCGGCAACTATGCGCTCTGGGCTTTGACTGACCGCGCCTTCCTCTACACAGCCAAAGACTCGACTGGGAAGTCCACAGGCATCCGCGCACCGGGCGGCATCATGAACTATCGCGGCTCGATGCTCTTCGCCGACGAGGTCCGTGCGGCCAAGCCTTGGAAAGTCCTGCCCATCATCCACCCCGCAGCCATTCTCCGCCAATGGTCCCTTCGCGCCACGACCGTCCACGACCTGAAGTCACGCGTCCCGCTCGCCCTCGCGAACAATTGGCGGCCCGCCGAGCCCGCCCGCATTCTCGCACCGCCGACCTTCGACGAAGCTGTCGGTGTGCTGACTAGCTGGCTCCGCGAACTAGACGATGACGATGTGCTCACATTCGCCGTCGACGTCGAGACGCTTCCGAAGCAATCCCTCCTCGTCTGCGTCGGCATCTGCGCCGACCAGAACCTCGCAATGTCCATTCCCTTCCTCCGCATCGACGACGCCTCGATCGCCTCGTTCTGGACCATCGAGCAAGAAGCACAGATCATCCGCCTCTTTCGCCGCCTGCTCATGCACAGAAACGCCCGCATCGTCGGCCAGAACTTCATCTACGACATGCAATGGCTTCGTCGCGATTGGGGAGTCTCGCCGACACTGCACTTCGACACGATGCTCGCGCACCACCTCCTCTTCCCCGGCACGCCAAAAGCCCTCGATTACCTGTCCAGCCTCTATTGCACCTATCACTGGTACTGGAAAGACGACAATAAAGAGTGGCACATGCGCGAGCACGGACTACTCCAAGAGCTAGAGTATAATTGCACCGACGTCCTCCGAACACTAGAGTGTTACAAAGCCTTGTCGCAACTAATCCGCACGTTCAAGTTCGAAGAACAGTGGAAGATAGAGCTAGAAAAGCACGACCTCGCACTCGACATGATGAACCGCGGCGTTCGCATCGACGCCTCGCGGCGCAGCGCAATGGGCCTAGAGCTTATGCAGCAGTCCGCCGACATCCAACAGTGGCTTGACAGTATATTCCCCAACGCCACGTTCGGCTCCGACTCTGACGTGCCGTGGTACTCGTCTGCAAAGCAGTCCCAAGACTTCTTCTACAACGTCATGGGCTTGAAGCCCATCTTCCATCGCAAGACCGGCAACGTGACAGTCGGGAAGCAAGCGATGGAAGAACTCGAGGCGAAATATCCACGCCTACGTCGCGTCTTCCACGCCTTGCGTGCCCTTCGCAGCCTCGGCGTGTTCCAGACCCACTTCATCCGCGCACCGCTCGACCCAGACGGCCGGATGCGCTGTAGCTTCAACCCGGCAGGAACAGAGACCTTCCGCTGGTCCTCATCCGAGAACGCCTTCGGACGCGGCACGAACCTACAAAACCTTCCAACCGGCAATGAAGAGGAGTAACAACTATGTCCAATCTATACGATTTAGCCTTAGAGGTCAGAGTACAACCTCTAAGCCAATGGTGGCACGACGAAGTCTATAGAGTTCTTCGAAATCATATAGAAGCTATGGCGGCAGCATATTTCTTGACTACCGATATTCCTCCAGACCAAGCCGTACTTTGCCAAGAGACCATAGACGGCAAAATGAAGTTCTGGTTCGAACGTCGTGCCTAGCCTCGACCGCGATATCGCCCACCTTCCGAACATCCGCAAGATGTTCCTGCCAGACCGCGGCTTCATGATCTTCGACGCCGACCTGTCTGGCGCCGATGCACAGGTCGTAGCATGGGACGCAGGTGACGAGGACTTGAAATCTGCCTTTCGCTCTGGCCTCGATGTCCACACTAAAAACGCAACCGACATGCTCGGCGACTCGTTCACGAATCTCGACGGTCCCGCACGCAAGCGGAAGCGGCAAGAGAACAAGGTCGCCGTCCACGCGTCGAACTACGGCGCCTCTGCACGGACCCTCGCCATTAACTTATCCTGGTCCGTCGCACAAGCCGCGAACTGGCAATTCAACTGGTTCCGCCTACATCCAAACATTAAGACTTGGCACAACCGCATCCGCAACCAACTGTATCTGCCGACTCACAGCGTCTCGAACGCCTTCGGCTACCGCCGCATCTACTTCGACCGGCCCGACAGCATCTTGCCTGAAGCGCTCGCCTGGATTCCGCAATCGACGGTCGCTGAAACTTGCTTCCGTGGCGCGCTCCAGCTTCGCCGTGCATGTCCATGGGTCCAGATGCTGTTGCAGGTCCACGACAGTCTCGTCTTCCAAGTCCCCTTCACCCACGCAGACAAGCTAGACGAGATTCGCGCTGGCTTGCGCGTGACCGTGCCCTATCCCGACCCACTAACCATCCCTTGGAAGCTCGCGCGAAGCGCCAAGAGCTGGGGAGACTGCAAGGAGATCTGACATTGTCCTACGCCTATGTCGCCAGCCCATACTCCCACCCCGACGCAGCCATTCGCCAACTTCGCTACGAGGCCGCCCGTCACTTCGTCGCATGGTGCCTGAACGCCCACGACTGGGTCTATTCGCCAATCGTCCACTGCTACGACCTAGCCCTAGCGAACAGCCTACGAACTGACGCCGATTTCTGGCGCCTCTACAACGTCGCTATGCTGGGCCAAGCGCGCGCCCTCTACGTCCTAGCGATCGACGGCTGGGAGACGTCGAAGGGCGTGACCTTCGAGCGCACCGTCGCGCTCGACATGATGCCAATCTACCTCGCCCGCCGCATCGTCGACACCTACGACATTGCGAAGCTTGAATAAGGAGATGGACTATGCGCGTGCTGATCGGCTGTGAGATGTCGGGTCAAACCCGCGACGCCTTTTGCAAACGGGGCCATGATGCTTGGTCTTGCGACCTCCTCGGCCGCGAGCAATACCCCGACCTATTCGACATTCAACTCTTTTCCAACAACCACATCGTTGCCGACGTGTTAACCGTCATCGACAAAGGTTGGGACCTTGCAATCTTCTATCCTCCCTGTACACACCTAGCTGTCAGCGGAGCGCGCTGGTTCAAAGACAAGTTGCTAGAACAGGCTCTAGCCGTAGACTTCGTACAGAAACTCTGGGCCGCGCCCATTGAAAAGGTTGCGATTGAAAATCCCATCGGCGTCTTATCGCGAAAGTTCATGAAACCGACACAAATCGTGCAACCTTGGATGTTCGGGCACGAAGAAAACAAAGCAACCTGTCTGTGGCTCCGCAACCTTCCAAAATTGAAGCCATCGAACGAAGTTGCCGGCTATAAAAACACCGTTCACGAAATGGCTCCGAGTCCAGAAAGAGGAATCCTTCGCAGCCTCGCATATCTTGGAATGGTTGAGGCGATGGCGCGGCAATGGGGTTGACGTGGCCCGGATCTTCCCGAACTGGCTCGCAGCCTATATAGAATTTACGAGTGACATGGAAGCTCCCGACCGTGTCCACTTCTGGGTAGGCGTAGCGACCGTCGCCGGTGCGCTGCGCCGCCGCGTCTGGATCGAGCAGCCAAAGTTCGACTGGGCACCAAACTTCTACATAATGCTCGTCGGGCCGCCCGGCATCATCGCCAAGACGACGTCGATGAACGCAGGCATGGGCCTTTTGGAGCAGATCAAGCCCAAGATCCACTTCGGCCCCGAGTCTATGACTTGGCAGGCCCTCGGCCACGACCTGATGGAAGCGAAAGAAGTCATAGTCCTTGGCACTGGCGAGGACGCCGAGAAGATTCCGATCAGCGCGCTGACGATCGCCGCTGGCGAAGCCGGGACGCTTTTGAAACTTGACGACGACGGGCTAGCATCCATGCTCATCACCGTCTGGGAGGGTCAGCGTTCCTATCGTCCGTTCCGCCACGCAACCGTCAGCGCCAGCCAGCTAGACGTAGTCAACCCCTGCCTCAACGTCATCTGCTGCACGACGCCCGATTGGCTCAAGCGCAACTTCCCCGACCATATGATCGGCGGCGGCCTGTCCTCGCGCATAACCTTCGTCTACGCCGACAGGAAGCGTAGACTGGTGGCCTATCCTTCCCGCGTCTGGAAAGACAACGTGCAGCGTCAGACCGAGCTTCGCAAGGGCCTAATCGCCGACCTCGAAGAGATTGCAAAACTCAAGGGCCGCTTCACGCTGACCGATGCCGCGATGGACTGGGGCGAAGCTTGGCACGAGCGCGTCTGGAACGGTCCCCGACCGCCCCACCTCGCGAGCGCCCGCTACGACGCCTATATCTCACGCAAGCAGACGACATTGCATAAGATTGCCATGATCTTGTCAGTCGTCCGCAACGACGACTTGACGATCACACCCGACCTGCTCGAAGAGGCCGACATCTTGCTGACTGCTAACGAACAAGACATGGTGAAAGTCTATAACTCGATTGGCAGCGTCGATGAAGCTCGACGCGCTGGCGAGATCACCCAACTGCTTCGCAACTATGGCGAACTGTCCACGAGCGCCCTTTGGAAGCACTGTCAGCCTATCATGGAGCAGAAGCTCTTTCGTGAAGCCCTCGTCGCCGCAATCGAAGCCGGTCTCATCGAGCGCTTCCCACACAGCTTCGACGACGGTAGCCGCTTCGGCCTACGTGTCAAGGATCAGATGCAATAGGAATGGGCGATGATGAAGCTCACTAGCGCCCACTCTTAAGGCTTCCAAAATGCCAAAGGGCCGCGCTTGGACTGACGACGAAATTGGCCGCCTCCAGCGCCTATGGCGCGAGGGCAAAGACGCCAAGACCATCAGCACGATCCTCAACCGCTCTGCCTCTGCTGTATATGCAATGCGCTTCAAACGGACGCTTACGGCGCGTGCAGGCGAACACATGTCCGCTCTCCACGCCCACGTCCCCTTGCGCCTACTACAAGATGTTCAAGCAATAGCTGAGGCCGAGGGCGTAGCGCAACGCATCATCGTCGAACGTGCCTTGCGCCAATTCCTACGCCCTACTGCACGACCTTCGGCGCGACTTCCGGATAAAGACGATTGATAGTCTCGGCTATCGGCCGCCCGGCCCGCGTTCGCGTCGTCTGCTCCTCGACAAGCACCCGACCCCTTGCACGTTCGCGTAGCGAACTCCGCAGCTGCTGGCTCGTAATTGCCTTCCCTCTCGCCATGTCTGGCAACTGCGAGTTATAACTAATGATCGCCTGCCGCACTTCGTCGATCGCCTCTCGATCGCCCGTCCGAACGGCCCAATCCATCTGCCGCATGAGCGCCGCCCGGCGCAAATCGTAGAAGCGCTCAACATCTGCTATTGCCGCAATCCTGTCCCACTCGCCAGTCACGCGCAACGGCTGGAAGCCCATCGCCATTGCCAACATCTCGATATCGTGCTCTGGATTACTCGGATCGAAGCGGGCAATGGGCGCACCACTTCGCGTCCGCTCCATCCCTTCACTCCACGCCCGATATGCTCGCGAGACGCTCGCAGCACTTCGCGGCAGCATCCGTTCCCACGACTTGAAGTCTGCGGGATTCTGCTGAATCTCTTGGAGCGCCCTATAGACATTGAAGAAATAGCCGAACGCCGCACCTGACGACCTCTGCAACGTCTGCGAAATGGCTTGATCGACGTCCGCCGTCGGCCCCGCCAACGTCGCAAGCGGAACAGGCGAGATCGCCCCAATTCCCACGCTCCGCGACATGTCGATGTCCGGCAACTGCGGCCCGCCGAACGCATCGACGACGAATGGTAGGCCGAATCCCCGACGACTTAGTCCATGCAGCATAACGTCCGGTGGCAAATTACTAACCTCTGTGACATAGCGCCTAACTTCACGCTCGAGGTCGAAGTCCTTTCCGAACAGCCGATAAGCTATAACCTTCAGCATATCGTTCAAATCTTCAGTGCCGGGAATTCCCATCAGCCCGCCCAACGCCCCCATGACGAGTAGGCTTCGCCACCGCGTCCCAGGGTTCGCCCAAAGCATGAAGAGCGTGTTCTGCACAAAACTCTTGAAGATGAACAGCGTCCCCGCCTTCCCGCGCATGAAGCGCGGCCGCGCCCAACTCGCATAGATGAACTGCGTAGACTCGACCGCATCCTTCGCGACTATGTACGCGGCCGCCTCTCGATGACTCAACCCCTCGCCGTCGACTAGACGCGTATAGAGAAGCTCGTTCGCCAGCACCGAGTCTCGCACGTGCCTGGCAGCCGGATTATTCCATGCCAACTTCCACGCGGCCCGGAACGTGATACGGCGATTGAGTTGCTCGCTAGCTTGGAATAGGCCCGCACTCATCTTCGACACATTGTACCACAGTTCCTCTGCGTCTGAGCCAAAGCGCTTCCCGAGATTCCGCCCCTCGCTGATGCCCGCTAGGTGCGGCGCCATCGCCTCCGTGACAACACCCTCTCGAATCCCCCGAGCAATCGCATTCAGCTCGACATCATCGACGTCCGTCAGCGTCCCTTCCCGATAAAGCGTCGACACTTGCGTCCCGGCCCTCACCATCGCAGCCGCCGCCTTGACGTCCCCAAACTTACTCGCGAGGAACGGCGCAGAGCCGACGAGCATCTGCGTAAGATTCGCGGCCGCCGCCGCCGGACTGAAGCCAAGCGCAAAGTGGAAGATTAGGCCGCGCAGCTTTACAAGATCTGCGCTTGGATTAAGCACTTCTGCCAAGTGATTGTCCATGAAGTTTGCGATCATGCCTCGCCGCGTCCCGTCCGGCATCCACTTGGCCTGCTCTCGAACATCCTTAACATATCCGTGAAGCTGATCTGCGTATTTCACGCGGCCGAAAAAGTTCGCACCATGGAAGAAGTAGTTCGCATATGCTCGCATGAAGTCTTGCGAATAGCCACTGACAAGTCTCTTTCGCTGGAACCTATGCTTGAAGCTCTGACTCGGCGCAAGCTCGAACCTTAGCTCATCGAGCATTTCGCGCTGCGTTGCGCTGAGGTCTAGTTTCTCCCCGATAAGATTAAGAAGCCCAGGCGGAACCATAAACAACGGTTGCGTCGTCTCGGGCACAACGCCGACGCTATGGTCGAATATGTCAGGAGGATAGAAGTCACTTCCCTTCGCGAGCTTAGCTGCTGCTTCCCGCTGCCGCTTCGTGTCGAACGTCTCGTAGTGCACGACGTGCTTCTCACGATCTCGGATCGTCAGCGACCACTTCCCAAACCTCATTGCAGGAAAGTAAGGCTGCTTCCTCAACCGCTCAATCTGCCGACCGATATCTTGCAGCGCTTCGGCTTGCGCGATCGGATCTTCGATCTTCCGTGCATCTGCCTCTAGGACTTGTTGGTATCGCGTCAACATCTCGTCGAAGCTGCGAACAATCGTCGTGAAGACTGCAAGCCCATCGTCCGTCACGCCGTGCTCTGCGACCATTGCACGGAACTCCGCCTCCGTCGGCTTGCGCCTAACCTTATTCTCTCGCTCTTCGCGTGAAAGATATCGCATATTCATATAGTCGTCGACAAGCAGACTGAGCTTCCGCGCCTTGACGCCACCGAGCCTCTGCCACTCCGTCAAGACTTGCAGAGCCTTGTCCATGACGCCAATGCGTTCGTTGTTCATCGTCTGCACAGTCTCGCGATAGTGCTGGAGGCTGCGAACATTCTTATTCCTCGCCGCGACCTGCAGCAGACTGAGCATCCACTTATAGAACGCATTGAACCTATCAGCTCCTGCCGCCATTCCCCTGAAGCGGTCAGGCGGCCTCCCACCAAACAACGCATCGCCAGCGCGTCTTCCACCTCCACTCCCACCATCTGGTGGCGGCGCGTCGACATCCCGTTCGCCGACCGCATCGAGCCCCCGCCTATTCTCCGCCCGCCCACGACGTTCCGTCTCCAACCACTTCTGCGCGAGACCCGGTCCGACATCTTGGACGAAGCTATCCAACCACTCCTCGACAGCCTTGTCCGCTCGGAAGCCAAGCCCCGTCTTCTCTTCCATCGTGCGAAAGACCTGCCGCAACCGCTTACCGAGACTCGAGAAGAACCGGTCGACTAGGCTTAGCGGCCGCTCGCTCGTCGTCGCCCACCGCGCCGTCTGCTCCGCAAACCATTCCGCGAAGCCAGTCCAATAATTTATCTGAGCAGGCGACCGCTCTATAAGTCTTGGAATTGTAAGGTTAGGATCTTCTGCTTTGCGCATTATATCGCGTGCACGAACGGCCGTTCCCCACCTACGAATAAATTCTGGAAATTCTTGGTTGAGATCCACACGTGACAGGAAGTTGTCATATGCCTGCTGAATAGCTAGCACATCCGTCTTACCTGCACTCCCCCACTTATCCATTGCGACGACGTGCCCGAACTCGTGGGCCATCGTTGCGTAGAGACGTTCAGCCGTCGTAAAGTTTCCGACACTCAACGCAATCTGATAGCCGCCAGGAATTCGCCTTGCCGCGCCCAACCTCGACGGCTCGCCAAACGCCGCCGACTGCTCTCCAATCGTGACGCGAATGCCCGGAATCTTAAACTGCTTCGCCAGCGCCTCTATCGTCTTTATCGACCTCTCAGCCGCAGGTATAAGCCTCTTCCACTCCTTCGTCTCGAAGAAGCTCGGCTCTTGCGCTGATTTAGATGCTAGAATAGAGGGATCGTCAGGTCTAGAATAGACGAGTCGGAGAAATGGAGGACGCTTTCCTTCAGCTTTTACTAATTCTACCCCCGCTCCAGCTTGCGTCTCCCTGTTAATATTCCGTCCAGCCACTATACCATAAGTTTCCCGAAGTATACGATCTCGCTCCTCTTGCTTTTTCGTCTCCCGCAACCTTTGAAGTAGTCTAGCATAGCTCAAATCATCTATTATAACGTCATCAAACTCCATTGAACTTTCAACTGGCCGCTTCGCAAGCTCAACCCTGACCTCACCAACTCTCAACGGGCGCTCGCGACTAGCCTCAACCTCCGTCACGACGCCAAACGGCTCGACTATCTTCTGGCCCTCCCGGACACCCGTGCGAAGGGCCTCGACCGCCCCGCGCACTTGCTCCTCGCTCGGAGGCACTTGCTCACTTGGCCTTCTCGCAGCGACCTCGCCCATAACATGCGGCGCGACCGTCAGGGGCAAATTCATCAAGCCACCAGCCAGACCCTCCAAAAACACCTCTTTCGCATCAAACCCCGTCGTGACGATGCCCGCCGCCGCCTCACCTCCAGCCTCGCCCGCCGCCCCAACGCCAACCTCGACACCAACGCCCCTAGCCTTAGTCCCTAGCGACGTACCGGAGAAGAATCTCGGAGCTATCCGCGTCCCGAGGCTTGCTGTCATATAGTCAAAGGCCGCGACTGCACCTGCCCGCTTCGCCGCGAACCAGTGCGCCTCGTTGACGAGATTCTCATCCGCCAACGCCACCGATAACGCCGCCTCGTTCGTCGTGTCGATTCCCTTTTGACGTAGATAGTCAACGAAGCTTGCCCCATACTCGACCGGGACGCCGCCGAGCGTACCGCCCAACTTCCCGCCGAGCACCGCACCTGCTGGTCCACCCGCAACCGCACCGCCAACAGCACCTGCGACTCCACCCGCTATGCTTGGCAGAGCATATGGAATATTCTCAAGAAGAAATGGGACGAGCACCCCTGGATTCTTGACGATCTCGCCCGCCGTGTCCCAAAAGCCCTCTGTCTCCGCCAGTCGCTTCTCGCCTTCACTGACCGGCACACTAGCGATCTGCCGCTCACTCTCCGACAGCCCCTTCGCATAGTCCTCTGGACTTTGCAAGCCAAGGACATACTGCATCGTGTTGAAGCCTTGGCCTAGTCGCGCCGCACCTCTCTGCGTCGCAGCCCACCACGGACGCGGCTGTTCCTCGACTGGTTGGGTGGCACCGGAAGCGGCAGGACGGAGGGGAGGCACCGGGGAGACTCCAGTCCCACCAGCCTCCGGTGCCTTTGGCACAAACTTCGAGAAGTCAATGACGAGTGCACCCGTCGGCGGCTGCGTCGGCTTCGGCGCTAGTCGCGGACTAGGAACGAACTTTGAGAAGTCAATCGCCTCGGCCATTATCGGCCTCCAAGAACTCTCGCAGCCGCGCCGACACCAAACGTCCGGTCGAAGCTAGTCCGATTTTCCGGTGTATCGTTTTGCTGAAGCGCCGTGATGGCCTCTGCTGGAATCTGTCCCGCGCCCGTCACAGGCTGCCCAATTCCCGCAGCCTCCAACGAAAGGCCCCCACCGGAAGACTCCATAACCCTCTGCCAAGTATCTATAAACTCGCCCATGCCTCCAGACTCGTCCGGATTAGCATCCATCCACCTTATCACATCCGCCGCCGTTACTGGACTTGCCCCATATTTCTGCTGAAAAGCTTCTCGTTCTTCAGGCGAAGTGTTAAGTGGATCATTTATTTGAGTTGCGATTTCCTCCGCGTGCTTTTGAAGCCTAGTCTGAAAAGCGTTAGACAGCGCCCTCGAATTCGACAAAGCACTAGCCGTCGAGCTTGTAGCACGTGCCCGTATGATATCCGCTTCCGCACTCGTTTCCCTCGCACGCAATTCGCGTTCCTGCACATCTGCCGCTGACTTGCCCGCGATATACCTATCCTTCGCCTCCAGCCCACCCGCAATCGACCTGCCAATATGGCCAAGTGTCGTCTGCCCCGCACCCAACGGCTGAAGCAAGTTAACGCCCATCTGTATCATCATCGACCTGTTCCCCGGCCGGGCCAACCACTCCGACCATTCCTTCGCCAGATTCCGCTGAGGCCCCATCGGTTGACCAGGCTGTGGCGGCTGAAGTCCCTGTGGAGGTGCGCTTGGAGCCGGTCCCGTCGGCAACCCACCCCCCATCGACAACGACTGTGCAAGCTCATTAGCCATTTGTCAAACCCTCAATGCTTGCTGGAGGCGAAGGGCGGCAGGCCCACTAGCTCCCGGTTGCTGTTGCCCCGCAAGCATCTGAAGCAACGCAGCTAGCTGCCCGGCCGGAAGCTGATTTGGCCTCGGCGCGCTCGGCGTACCGACCTGCGGCATCTGCGGCTCCGGCGGCGCAACCACACCCGACAACGCGTCGAGCAGCGCACCGACCTGTTGTGTCTGAGGTGCACCTGTCGCCTCCGCCCCTTGCACTATTGGCGGCCGGATGTCGAGCGGCTCCGCGACCTGCGTAGTCGCTGGTGCATTCGGCACACGAAGTCCTGGATCAACGCTAGAAGAAAACGGATAGATCGGCGTCGGAGTACCAACGGTAGCAGAAGCGGGAGCTGAGGACGGCGCAGTCGGAGCTGAAGCTGGTGGCGCTGCTGATATTCCCGGCGTAAACCGCTTCGGACCGAGCAGATCCCTCAAAATTTCCAACAAGTAGTTTCGACCACCAGCGGGCGGTTCTACGCCTTCGTTAGTGCCAAACATCGGAACCGTGCCAAGTCCCGCATCGAACGTTGGCGGCTCCATCGTTGGCCCCTCCCAATACTCCGGATTCGCGAAGCCTGGATGCTGCTTTTGTTCCTCCAGCGCAGCCGCGAGCATGAACTCTTGCGGTCCGACCCCCTTACTCGCGAGCAGCATCGCCGCCTTTTCCGGACTTTGCGCAATCAGTCCACCGATCGCAAGCATTAGCGAGTTCGGCTCCTTCGGAGCTATGCCTCGCCCCAACACATCAGCAGTCAGCGGCATGTCGAACCCTCCTAGACAAACAGACTAGCCAAGAAGCCGCCCGGCGCAAGCGCCCCGCCACTTCCAAGCAACGTCGCCCCCAACGTCGCAATGCCAAGCGCCGTCGACAACGGACTTGGACCTGGCGCAGTCGCGGTCGAGACCGTTGAGCCTCCCGGCACCCCACCCGACAACGAAATCAGGTCGCTGCCAATCAGATACGGAAGCAGCTGTTCATAATTGTACTTCGCACCCTGTTCGCTAAGGAGTGCCTGCGCTAGCGCCTGCCTGACGTCGCCAACACCACTCGTCGTCAGCGCCGGTTGCACCTGCGCGCCGATTGTCTGCGGAAGCAGGCCGAGACTCTTCGTCATCTCACCTAGCCCTGCTTGATAGTTCTCACTTGCTATCTTCGAAGCTGCATCGGCGGCCGCCTGCTCCGCGCCTCTAAACGCCAGCCCCTCGGCAATCCCCTGCCGACTACCTCCATATTGACCCGCATTGACAAACTCGCTGCGGATGCCCGGAAGCGTATCAGTGAGAAGTGTCTCCGAAATGGGTCGGATCGCCGCCTCGATCGTTCCGCGCAACGCTGGATTCGTCTCGGGGAATAGCGCAGCGCCAGACGACAAGAAGCCCTGCCCGACGCCGCCAATATTCGCTAGTGTCTGTTGAGCCGGAACAGCTCCAAGCGCCTGCTCTTGCCCCTGCGTCTGAAGCGGATCGAAGCCTGCCACTTGCGAAAACGGCGGCCACTGCGGCGGATTAGCCGCAAACTCCTTCAACCTCGGCATAGCGAGATCGACGAGCGCCTGTTGCTCCTCCGTAAGCTTAGTCTCCGTGACGTTTGTCGTTGTCCTCGGCTGTCCGCCCATCACTGCACACTGACCCCTTCATCGTCCCCGACCTTCATCTCCAACACAACCCCGATTTCTCGAAAGCCCGTCTCCCCCAATTTCCTGACCCAACCACGCCTGCCGAGACTGATGCGTATGCATTCACACTTCAGCCTCCGCGCGACATAGAGAAATCCATCCCTCGCCATCGGCAAGAACTTATCAATCTCCCGTCCAAAGGCATAGTGAATCCAAAGCGTGCGGCCGCCAGCGCGTTCACTGACCTCTGCAACGATAATGATCTTGATCGCCTCGTCGTCGTGAACGGCCCACATCATGAACCGCTGACTCATCAGCGCCTCATAGACAGCTTCCATCGGCTCACCATCAAGAATCTCTGGCCTATCGCTCAGCACCTGGACGATGTCGGGCCAATAAAACGCGACCTGGGGCGGGAGCAGCAAGTTGAACTCAATAGCTTCTGTGCTCATGCGATAAACGTCCAACCTCCGCTCTTATAGACATACAGCCCTTCCCCGCTCGCGCCATCTGGATTCCAATCCGTCCCATCCGCATAGACGATCATGCCGATGCGTGGCTTATGCGGTGCAGCGTTGATCTGTCGAAGCTCCAGCACGACCTCTTCTTGGAACAAGTGCGCGAGAATACTTAGCTCATCTTGCAAATAGCGCGCAAGAGCCTCGACAGTAAGACTAACTGGTAGTGGCTTCGGAGCCCAACTCTGATGGGCCACCTAGAACCTCCCGCTTGGCACAACTTCGAGCCGATACCCATCGACTTCGAAGTCAACCATTGCGCTAAACTCTACCGAGATCGCGATCCCGTGCATCGTAAAGTCGACATACAGATCATTTTCCGGATCGAACTCTTGCACCGCGCTCCAAGTGACGTCCCCACCAACGACACTCTGGACGCCTAATCTAACGTTGATTGGTCCGCCCCTTGCCTTCACCCACATCCTCTTCACAAACTTATGCACAGTGAAGTCGACGATCGGCTCTCCATTCCTCCTCCGACCCAACATGCCAAGAGACTCTCGCTGGACCGTTCCAGTGAAGTTCGTCCCATCGTAAGTCGTCCCATCGTCAAGTTGGTAGATCTTCGTATTCCCTGGATGCGTAACGATCACGACCCCGCGACTAGTCGTTTCCCACGGCTCTTCGTCATCATCCCAGACCTCTGTATCGTCGTCCCAAACCTCTCCACTATCACTTCCCTTGTTCCCGACGATCCCCCACGTCAGTCCATCGACCTCGGCCTCTGTCACGACCCCCACTTCACTCTTGACGCCATAGTTCCAAATCAACGCCCGACTCGGCGTCGACTCCCCGCCTTCAGGATAACAGAACCACATTTCCTTCTTTGGTGTATTGTCGAAGACGAAGCTCTGGCGATAATTCGTCGTATCTATCGCATTGAAGATACTACGCCTCAACCTATTCTCGACGACCGAGAACAGATTCGTATCGTTGTGGACAATTATATCATCCTGCGTCGCAACGAAATGCCACTTCCCATCGCCAGTGTCCGCCACGCACCTCGCGCACAGTACCCCACTCGCCTCGCTAAACTGCGTGAAGTGAAAGACGGGCCGCCCGCCGACAAACCTCATAGCCCACGTCGAGCCCTCCTTATAGAGATAGAGTAGGCCACGCAAAATATGAGCATCTAGCAATATGCCATGATGGGCGTCTGGTAACTCGTTGAGCCCTGCATCTACCGTCTCATCTGTATAGTCCCAACTCGTCGGCACCGCGCCTGGATCGGCCGGATGTGACCACAGCACCGCATGCGGATAATACGTAGAGCTAAGCGTCGGTCCTATCGCAACGAGGTGCGGCCCGAGCGCCCGCATGACGCGGCAATAGTTCCCGCTCGTCCAATTCGTCAGATTCGTCAGCGCGGTCCCGGTCGCAATCGACGACCACATCTGCGGCTCGTCGACGCCATTGTTGAATATCGGTATGCCGCCAAGAAACGTATGGTTCCAATCAAAGCCATTCGCCGTCGTGTAGTCGCCTCCAGCGTTCGTGATCTCGACATGGTTGCTGAAGTCATAAGCATATGCTTTCGTGAGGCTGAAGTAGGCCCAAATCGTCGCTAGCGCAGGCGTCCGGCACGGAACTGCGAAATACGGCGCGACCGTCGGCGTGCCGAACACCTGCGTCCGACCACCGACGCGCAACAGACATCCCTCCTTGACACGCATATTCAACGCCCGCGTGAGCGCCTCGGGCGGAAGATGATGCGCGGGCTGATCCAAGATCAACCCCTCTTTCGACAGATCGTTTATCTCAACGTCCATTGTTGCTTGTACTCGGCGTCGGATACAACCTGTTCAACACCCTATCGAGCTTCGTCTCAATAGAGTTAAGCCTTCTTGTCGTATCGACTTCTAAATGCCTAACATCCGCTTCCGTTCGCAAATACCGCTCGACTAACGGCGTCCTCTGCGCAAGGATCGCCTCCACCTGCGCCACACGCGACGACAGATTCGCACCCCAAATCACAAGCCCGACGGCCTGGACCGCCAACATGACAACGATCGTCGCCCTTCTCTCCAACCAAGACTGTCCCTCGCCCGCCGACATTTCACCCTCCGCAGTACGCGGCCCGCGCAGCATTATTCGCCGCAGCCTCCCGCTGCGTCTGCTCCGTATCGCGCGAACTATACGTCACGACGCGCCACGCTTGACAGACTTGGCCTGCAATCGCCGCGTCAGTCTCGGCGATTCGGGTCGTTCGGGTCGAGAGGCACCCGGCCAGCGCGAACGTCATCGCCAGCACGAATAGCACCCTCAACCCTCTCCCCATGCACACGGACAATCGCATCTGCGAACGCCCTTTCCACTTCGGCCTTGTCGATCCTCTTCATTACGAACTCGACCAAAGCCATCAAGACCTTGAAGACTTTCAGCCAACTCACGAACTTGTCACCTTCGCCTTCGCAGTAATCCGCCCCCAGAGGCCCAGCAACACGCCGACCGCCATCATAATGTTGTCGATCTGAGCTAGTAAGTTCGCCTGGTCTTCAGCCCCGAACTCATAGCCGAAGATATTCAGCAACACGCCGAGCCCCGCAACTATCCCACCCCAAATTCCCTTCGACTGCCACCACGGCTTCGTATCGTTCATGGCACATTCTCCTCTCTTCCAAACTATTGCGGAACTACACCTTCTAGCTGCGGCGGCACCGCATCACCCGTCGTGAAGTAGTAGATCATGAACCCCACGACGACAATTGCAATAATCACCACAATCGCGATCCCGCCAATCGGCGTCCTTCCCGTTCCACCAGTTGCCATCTCTCTTCTCCTTTGCACTACTTATAGACCTTTGGGTCTATTTCCCAATGCGGCCCATCCTTGAACGACTTCCAGTCCCCGCCCCACGTGACCTTGACCCCCACTTCCTTCGCGGCCTGCTTGATAAACGGCGCAAGGCGATGATAGACAGGCCACGACCACGATACCTTCCCATCGACGAGCGGCACAATATCGACAGCATGACCAGTCAAGTGCTTCGACTTCAGCGTCTTGCTCACGCCCTTTGCAACATTCTTCTTCTGCTGTTCGAGCGACCGACGACCTTCTAGTACGCGAAAGTCGACGTCCGTTATCTGGATCGCCCTCTCGACGACTTGTACTAGCGCTGGATGAACGCCCTTAAGCTTCGACTTACTTGCACTTGACAATTTGAACGGCATCTCCGACTCCGCTAAGGTGTAAACGAATAGAGATAGCTGCCTCCGCTATCATACACATCCCGACTTCCGTCACTGTTGATCGTGTACTGGAAGTCGCCACTCGGCGTACTCTTCGCCCCCGACACACTCGTCCCTCCGCCCCCACTACTCGCTGCACTTGTCGGCTGCACCGTACTCTTCGCAGGCGCCGGTGACGGCGCGCTGACGCTCGGCGAACTCGGCGCAGGCGTCGGCGCTTTAGTCGGCGCAGATGCAGAAGCTGGAGCGGCGGTCGTCGGTGTTGGAGCGGGCAACGGGGCCGTCCCCGTCATCCCCGGCACCCCCATGCCCGACAATATTGCCATAAGCTGACTTCCGCCACTCTCCCCCGCACCACTCGGAGGCACAGTTGTCGGCTTAGCAGCCGGCGTCGCCGTCGGCGCGACATACGGCTTTACCGTATCGACCCCATACGCTTGCTGAGGGGTCAGCGCACTAGCAACATTGAACGCGGTCGGACCTAGCGTCGGCGGCACATACTTCTCGATATTCCCCTCCGCCACCGTCTGCTGCACATTCTTCGTAGTCGTCGGCGCTCCCGTCGCTGGCGCGAAGCCTCCCGTCTCCTTCACAACCTTTTGCGTCCCAGCCAACGCCTTCTGCCCAAAGTCACTTTCCGAAATCTCTTGTGCCTGTTCCAGCGGCGTCTTTGCAGTCGCTGCCGTCGTCGGCGCGACATACGGCTTGACCGTCCCAACGCCGAACGCCTGCTGCGGCGTCAACGCTTGTGCCGCGTTGAATACGCTCGGCGCTGGCGCCGTTGGCGACCTATAGCTCAACGCGCCCGCAAGACTAGTCGGCCCCGTCAACGTCTCGACTGGCGGTTGCGGCGGAGCGCGCATCGGCGCGAGCGTCGGAGTCGGCGGTGTCTCTGTCATCGGACGTGGCGTCTGCGCAATCTGCTTCGACTGCGCTAGCACATCGTCGATCGCCCCACGCATAATCGGCGGAATTGCGTTTTGCAGCTCCGGACTAGCCTCATAATTCGCCAGCACATGAACTAACTCACTCTGCGGCAGACTTTGCAGATACTGCCGCACTTCAGCAGCCAATTCCTCCTGACTCTTCCCCGTCCCCATCGCCTGCCCAGCAAACTCCCACAGCGCCGGACCGACCTGACTAGCATCGCCACTAGCGAGCGCCGCAACGACCTTATCCATCCCATACGAAGGCGGAACGCTCTCTGGCGGAACTGGACCTAGAGCCGGCACAGTCGCTTGCGCTTGCTGCTCACCGAATCCTGGAAACATCCAAGACCACGGCACCATCGGCGCAACGCCACTTGGCGTTGACTGCCCGCCAGTCAATCGTCCAGTAATCAGCGTATTGACTCCTGGCGTCTGCGCGTCGAGCTTCCCCGTCGTCAGCGCCGCAGCCGTCGCTGGGCTCGCCTGCCCCTTCGCCGTCAAACTTCCCCACGTCTGCGGCCCAACAACACCATCGACTGCCAGCCCATTCGCCTTTTGATACGCCTCAACCGCCGCTTTCGTCCTCGGCCCAAACACGCCATCTATCGGACCTGGATCGAAGCCCGCCGCTTTCAACTGTTGCTGAAGCGTCGAGACTGCCTCTCCTCTCGACCCACTCCGCACCGTCGCGGGCGCGCCAGTCGCAGTCGCAGTCGCAGCTCCCGCCATCTTCTTATCCGACCAAGCTATGACAGTTCCAGCCGTCATCGACTTGAGGAACGGGTTAGCGCGAATGACGCTTGCAGGCAACAACGACGTGAGCTTTGCACTTGGATCGGCACTTAGCACTTTCCTTGCATCGCTCGGACCAAGAAAGTGCATCAAATACAGATTTCCATCCGTTACAGGTAAGCCCGCTGCTTGAAGCTCCGCCTCATTGATCGCCGCATATTCCGCCACCATCTGCCGCGAGATCTCCGGATTCGACCTAAACTGCAAGACCTCACTATCCGTCAGTCCCTCGGCCCAACCTGGCTTAACCTTATCGACTAGCCAAAGCCACGTCGACTTAATAAACTGGCCCGCTCCAAATGCACTAGATCGCGGATTCTTCGCTGTCGCCCGCCCGCCGCTCTCGACACCGACGATCCGATCAACAAGCCTATTGAACCGTTCCAGCGCCATCACGAAACCTCCAAAGCGCCTGACACGAGCC